CCGGCACAGCTGGGGGATTCGGCGGGATCGGAGGACGCTTCGACTTGGGCGGCGGTGGCGGGTTGCTGCCCTTACGCCTGCCGGCATCAGGATTCCAGCGATCGAGGCTCACGGCTTCACCTTGGCGCGCTCGTGCCTTGCTCTCTCCCACCAGCAGTACAGCGCTGCAGAACTTAGGCCCATAGCCCAATCCCACTGCTGTGATAAGCCAGCTACAACGGACCCAAGGGCCAGTGCCATCTGCAGAAGGCTCAGGAATACGCTCACTGTGTTGCTCCTTGGCGATCAGCTCGGATCACGGCCTGGCAGGCACGGACGTCGCCTTCTGCGGCGGCGGCGATTCCAAAAGCAGATCCTGCAACCTCTGGACGTAGTTCGGCTCGCGCATCACGCTCGCCGGCGGCGGCGGCAGCTTCGGACAGGCGACTGGTGTGGCAGGTCGCGAGGTCGTCGCGCAGCCGGAGATTGCCAGCACGCAGGTCAGCCACAAAAGCAGCAGGGACGGCCTCGGCCGCAGTCCGGTCTTCTTCATGCTTCGCTCCAATGTTGGCCATCTGCTCGGCCTGGGCATGCTCAGTGGCACGGGTGTCGTTGACCTGCTGCACAGCGGCGGCAGCGGTGCCGGCCTGCTGTCGGGCATCTGCGGCGCCAACCCGGTCACCGCGCCATGACCAGCCGGCAACGAAGCCTCCGGCGAACAAGACGATGGCCAGGCCGCCAGCAATCAGCACGCGGTTCACGGTGTTACCCCGAGGGACAGTTCGATGATGCGCATGTTGATTGCCTCCTGATCCAGTGAGTGCTGCCCGGCGGCGCGGTATGCCCGCCAGTCGAACGCCAGCAGGATTGCCCCTACGCGGGTCCACTGCCCCGCAGCGATAGCCGCCCAGAGCGGCTCGCAGTCCCTGATTACCTCTGGGCCGACAAGGTCGGCAATGACCACCAGCGATGGGATCTTCGAGACTGTGTCCCGCGACTTGAACGTCATCTGCAGGATCCGTCGCTCCAGGACCTGATAGGTCGCCGCCACGTCCTCGCTCAGATCCAGATCAGCGGCCGCAGCGCTCTGCTTGCGCTTGAACAGGTTGCGACCCCATCCGATCCACGTGCGGCCTTCGCCATCCGTGCGCGGCTGCTCCAATCGCTTGCCGAAGCATGCCTTGAGCATCTCCACCGCCTTCTGCTGGGCTTCGCGGCGTGCCTGCTGGTATCCCTCGTTGTCATCGAACGGCATTACTTGGTCACCTGCGTGTCGCCTCGGACCTCAGCCGCCAGACGCCGGGCGATCCCACACGGCACCAGTTCAAGGATGGCCAGCACGCACGACAGGCTCACCGGCGCGGCGAGGCCGAACAGGAGCGCCACCAAGGTGCTGACGTGGTTGTTCCACCACAGGAAGATCACGGCGAACGTGGCCACCGAGCCGACCAGCTGCGCGATCGCCATCTGCCCGCGCCTCGTCATCGGCCACCAGTCAGACGGAATCGCATTGATGCGGATGATCACGACCCAGCCGATCAGCACGCCCAGCACCACCGTCCAGAAGCCCATGGGCGCTGTCGCCGTGAGGCGCTGGACATAGGCCACAAGCCAGTCGATGTCAGTGGAGTGAGCCGACAGCAGCGCAAGCGCAGCCAGAATGCCGGCCAGGCTGATGCCTCCCAGCAGGGTTCTTCCGTTGCGCTCGCTCATTGCCCGTGCTTCCTGACGATCTCGGCCGTCGAATCTATGGTGATCGACACCCCGCTGAAATCCGGGTGCGTGGTGATCGCGTACGGCAGCTTCGCCGCCTCGTATACCTGGAGCAGCTTTCCCAGCGCGCGCTCTGGCTGGCCATATCCGGCTCCCGGCAGGCTGGCCCAGATGTTCCGCACCGCGGCGATGGCTTCGGCGATATTGCCCGCCTGGATCAGCGGCAGCGCGCGGCGCTCGCGGATCAGTTGGATTGCCCAACGGTCCTGCGACAGGGGCCCGAAGTCAGGCAGCTTCAGCAGATCGCGGTAATGCGCGTAGTCGCGCAGCATGAACTGGTAGCGGCCCGAGGCGTTGGACGTCAGGCCCTTGCTGTTGATGACCTTCGACTTCCTGCCTCGCGAGAAGGGATGCACGCTGTAGTCGGTGAACACCTCCGGCACTCGGTCGGCACCAGTCACGATGACGTCGTAGCCGTCGTCCTTCGTTGCTGGGCTGGTGCTGGTTCCTTCTGCCCAGGCGATCAGATCCAGGAATGCCAGGACGTTCACGCCGCCAGCTTGTTGGGGAGTGATGCGTGCCATGGTGATTCCAAGGTGGTTGCAGCGGCCACTTCTCTACGCTGCTGGTGGGCGGATGGGCATGCGCTTGACCCTCGCCTTACCCGACACGTCGCTTTCTCTTGCCCACCGCTTGTGGTTTCCGCTTACCAGGGCGGTCGCTGTACACGGCGGTCCAGAGGACATTGCGGTGTCGATGGATTCCATCCATAGCGGCGCGGCCTCTGACCTGGGCCGGCGTATCCGGGAAACCGGAAGCATGGCGGTGGGAGTCCCTCGGGAGCCCGTATTCCGCCGAAGCCGCGCCGCTATGGATGGAGCGGGCCATGGGATTCGAACCCACGTGGTCAGCTTGGAAGGCTGATGCCTGAACCACTCGGCCAGGCCCGCGTGTTGGTGGGGTGCCGTGGAGTCGAACCACGCGAGTCTCAGACGCCGGATTTACAGTCCGGCCCAGCGCCCATCTGGTAACTCACCCCCCGCTAAAAGTCCGGCTTCCGTTGACTGTTCCCCAACAAGTGGTGTAGTGCGATCTCCTTAATGGAGACGACGATATGCGCACGAACCCCTTGCTCAACATCTATCCCCGCCGGCAGCACCTTGTTATTGCAGGCCGCTCCCTCTGGGGCCCGCTATGGCGCTCTCCTATGGCCGCTTTCCTTAAAGTCCCGAGACAAACCACCGTCGACTGGGAAGCAGGCCTAGTGCTCATTCCCCCGGAAGTCATAGCGCCGGTCAACCGCCTCATACGCCGTCATGTTGCCCGCCTCACCCATCAATGTGACTTCATTGAGAGGGTCGAATCTCGGTAAAGGCAGGGGTTGACCGCATTATTGGGCGCCGCACGCCCGTCGTAACGGTGCGGCGCCCCTGATGGTATCCATGGTGCGCGTAAAAGTGCGGAGGTGTCACCTCCGCACTACGCAGCTGCATTCAGGGCAGCCGCCATATGCCATGCCGCATCCTGCTCCGCCTCCCGCATTCGATCCAGCAGCCATTCGTAGACTGGCTTCCAAGCGCGGCGGTATCCCGCCTCATCACGGCCTATCGCCGCAGCTCGTCGGCGGTCACTGACCGGGGCTAGGCCTGACCCCAAGCAAACCTTGCAAGGCACACGCAACTCGCCAGACATCAACTCGCGCCGGCCATCACACGAAGTGCAACGTGTCGGACTCGCGATCTCCCCAATGACAGCCATCGCGAGGGTCGGCAATGATTCAAGCGTGCTTATCGGCCAACACTGGCCTTTTACCTGATCCAGACGCTGGCGCGCCCGGTCCCGATTGGCGCGCTGCTCCACCGTGGCGGCGCCGGACCAGCCGATGCAGACTTCAGCCAGGCCCAACTCAGTACGGGCGTCTGCCAGTCGGCGCTGCTGGCGCTGCAGCTCCGGCGTAATGAGGGCGATCACCGCGTCCCTGAGCTTGTGCCGGCGAAGCGCGGCGCCGTCCGGCCACCAGCATGCCTCCAGCAGCTCTCGTCCCAGCCCAGCTGGCACCATGCCGAGGGCTGCGGCTATGTCCTGGTTGGTAAGGACCGGAACGCCACCGCGGCCGGTATCGAACTTCACCGTTGACGGGCCCAGTCGGGCCAGCAGCTCACGGACGTTGCTCATTCTGGCTCTCCTGTTTTGTGTATTTCCGGGCAGGCCGCCCGAGCGCGTAACGCATAGTTCCGTGCTTTCCAGCGGAAGCGATCTGCCCCCGGCGCGCCATCTGACTCACGGTCTTGATAACCTTGGCTTTATCCACCTCGGTATTCAGTCCCGCGCACACGTCGCCCATGAAGTGCCATCCGGGGTTGTCCCGCAGCCATTGGCGGATTCCCTCTGAGAGGGTCATGGACCTTGCTCTCCTGTAATTCGGATCACCACCTGCCCGCCCGGCCGGCGCTCGTCCTTCACGTCCGGGTGGCATTTGAACCTGCCGTCGTCAATGCCCATCGCCTGAGCGATGCCGTCCCGGTAAGGCTTGCAACGGCCCACCATGTTGTCGTCGTCAGGCAGCTTCTTGCCCGGCGCCTGGTAGCAGTCGATCCACAGGTGCAGCTTGCCCGGCGGAAACTTCAGCGCGCGCCAGCCAGCCTCGAACGCCTTGATGACGGCCAGTTGCCGCGCCGACTTGGTCGCCTTCGCCTTCGTCCGCCAATGCACGCGCGCATTCGGGGACAGATCCTTACTCGGCCAGGGAAGCACCAGCTCCAGCGCGCGCCCTTGAAATGCACTGTTCGTAGTCATCGGCGAGCATCCAGCTGTTCGACATTTCCAGATGCCAAGGACACCCCCTGCTGCCGTAGGAACTGCTGCGCCAGCGCGTGCAGCTGGTTCTCGCCTACGTCCAGACGCTCCACCAGGTGTTCGCCCGGGCTGCGCACGCCCTCGATCTGCTCGCGCTTCACCCCGAGCACATCCGACACGATCGGGTCGCTGCCGCTGTCGGAGAGCAGGAAGTACGCCATGACCGGCTCAGTCTGGCCGTCGCGATGCACGCGGCCGATGCACTGCTCGTGGACACCGGGCGACCAGTCCAGCTCGCCGAAAACCACTGTGCTGCAGACGTGCTGCAACCCATCGATACCCGCTCCGGAGCGGAGGCTGATCAGCATCACCTGACTGTCGCCGGCGATGAACGCCTCCTTTGCCGCCTGCTTCTGGTTCGGCGATTCGCTGCCGGTGTACATGACCGGGTTGTAGGCAGCCAGCTTCTCCTGCCAGATGCTGTAGACCTCACGGTGCCACCCGAACAGCAGCACCTTCTGGCCGCTCTCCAGCAGCAGCCTGACGAACTCGGCCACGTAGGGCGCCTTGGCCACGCCGGTTGCCTGGCGCAGCAGGCGGTCGAACTCGCCGGCGGCCTGCATCTTCTCGCCGCGGTACTGCTCGTTGGCCCGCAGGATGATCCGCGCCAGCGCAGCGGCATCGCCGGTGATGGCGTCCAGAGCCTTGGCGTCGGCCTCGACCTCGTGCGGGATCTTCGACAACGCCGGCAGCTCGCGCCCCACTTCCTTACGCGTGCGGCGCAGCATGATTCCCTGACGCCGCAGGTACTGGCCGAACTGCTCCGCGTCCTGCAACTTGGCCTTCTCCCCGGGCGCGGAGATGCACCATTCCCGGAGGAACTCGTCATAGGTGCCCAGGCAGCCCGGCAGCAGCGGGTCGACCACGTGGAAGAACTCGCAGCCGTAGTTGTAGATCGGCGTGGCGGTCAGGCCCATGCGCAGCCTCGGCCGGCTGGCCAGATGGCGACAGGCGCTGTGGATGCTGCTGTCCGGGCTGCGCAGCTGCTGGCATTCCTCGAACACCACGTACTGCGCTATCTCCCCCAGCGTCTCAGCCCAGCCCCGGAGCTTGTGGTAGCTGACCAGGATCACGTCCGGAAGCGTGTCCCACAGATCCTTGATCCTCTGCTTCGGCTGGCGCACGAGCGGATACGGCGCGTTTTTCCTGACGTGGTGCACGCGCAGCTGTGGCGCGAACTCGGCCAGCTTCTCCGGCCAGTGGTTCGGCAGCGCCGCCGGGTACACCACCACCGCTGGCAGGTTGCCCGGCGCGGCCATGGGGCAAATACCGGTGACCGTCTTGCCAAGCCCCAGATCGTCCGCCAGCAGCAGGCCACCACGGATGGACAGCTGCGCCCCCGCC